GTCCGCCGGCTGCGCCAGATGTGCGAGGCTGGGGCGGCCGACTACACCCTGGATGGGGTGACCTACTGGGCCGATGAAGACCTGCAGGGCCGGCTCGATGAAGCCCGCCAGCAGGTGCTGCAGGTGGCCCTGGTGCCGCGCCCGGCATACATCTCCGGGGAGAACGTCTACAAGCGCTACGAGATCCCGCGCACCGTGGGCAATGCGGTCGAGGGCCTGGCGGGCGGCTCGGCCGTCTTCCGGGTCTACGACTCGACCGGGGTGGATGTCACCGGTACCTACACGTTCAACGAGCACGACCTGACGGTCGAGTTCACCACCGACCAGGAAGGCACGGCGTTGTACTGGGACGGGTATGCCTACGACCTGCAGGCGGCGGCACGCGAGATCTGGCTGTCCAAGGCGGCGCACGCCCACATGGCGATCAACTTCTCCGCCGATGGGCGCAAGTTCGACCGGGAGGCCCTGTACCAACACTGCATGGAACAGGCCAGGGTCTATGGCTACTCCTCCGGCTCGGGCGGGGCGGCAAAGCTGCAGACCGGCCGGCTGGTGCGCTCCGATCTGAATTGGGGTGAGCGATGATGCCTTCCGCGGCCGAGGTCGCCGATATGCGCCAGGTGCTGGAAGGCGCCTCGCTGCCCGACACCGCCCAGGTGCTGCGGGCCGATCCGGTGGGGGACGGCATGGGCGGGGACACCCAGACCTTCGACAACACCACCGAGATCTATGCCGCCCTGGCCTGCGATATCGCCCTGCCGACCGGTGGGACGCCGGCGATCAGCATGCTGGGCCAGGTGCTGGCCGAGCGGGTGGGGAACCGCACCATCATGGTGGCCACCTTCCCGGCTGGCTCGGACGTGCAGGCTGGGGACCGCATCATTGCCAGCGGCAGGACCTATGAGGCCCTGAAGCACATCAACGCAGGCCCCTGGGAGATCGGGCGCCGGGTGATGGGGGTGGCAATCGAATGACGCCATGAAGCTGGGCGTGCAGAAGAAGTTCAACTACTTCCCGGCCCTCCGGGGCCAACTGCGCACCCAGGCCGGGCTGGCGGTCAAGAAGACCTCCTTCGAGGTCGAGCGGCGCATCAAGATGGCCATGGGGGGTCCAAAGAGCGGGCGGGAATACCCGCGCGGCGGCGGGAAGACCCACGTCGCCAGCGCTCCCGGCGAAGCCCCCGCTATCGACTACGGCACACTGATCAACAGCATTGCCGTTGAGTTCCCCAGCGACACGCAGGGGATCGTGTTTTCCAGCGTGCCCTACTCGGTCTACCTGGAGTTCGGCACGGGCCGCATGGCCGCCCGCCCGGCCTGGATCCCGGCCGCGGAAGGCGCCTGGCCTGGCTTCCTGGCGGCGATGGAGCGTTTATCACTGGGGTAGGAGGTTGGCGTGCAAACAGGGATCGGAAGAGGCAAGTTTCTCAACTCTAAGGTAGCCGACGCTGAGGCAGCCGAAGACCAGGCGATCGAGCAAGAGCGGACGATTGCTGCGCTTGAAGTCAAAGTAAAGCTGCTGGCTGACGCGAACGAAGCCATGAAGGATCTGGTTGCGGCTACCGCGCAGGCCTTGGATGAGGCCTACGCCAACCTGCAAAGCCAGGCGGTTGAGATTGCCATGCTGCAGCGTAAGCTGTCCATGAAGATCATCGTCGCTGGGTCCGCCGGGGCGCTGGATCAGGTCTTAGGAGATTCCGGTGACCCAGCCAACGGCCAGTGAGAGCTGGCTGTATGCCGTCCTGAGCGGCGATGCGGACCTGGCGCTCCTGGTGGGTGACCGGATCTTTGATGGTGTTGGCCGGCCCGACGCGGCTTACCCGTTTGTAGTCTTCCAGTTCCAGGGTGGGCACGATGTGGCCGGTGTATCGGCCATCAGGCTGATGAGCCAGGAACTGTATCTGGTGAAGGCGGTTGGGCGCGGGGCAAGCTATGCAGCCCTGAAGCCGATTGCAAAGCGTATCGACGAGCTGCTGCACCGGCAGCGCGGCGTTACCGCCGATGGAACGGTATGGTCCTGTGTGCGGGAACAGCCGTTCAAGAACGTGTATATCGAAGACCGTATTCAGCACCGCCAATTGGGCGGTTTGTACCGCACTTATCCAGCGGCTTAGCAGTTAGGAGGCTAAGATGTCCGATATTCCAGCATCAATCTACCAGACCGTCCAGTTGGCGGTAGAAGCACCACCCGGCACCGCAGTGGCCGCAACGAAGAAGCTGCAGTCGATGGCTATCGAGCCGTCGATCAAGGTCGATACCAAGAAATTCCGCCCGGCAGGCAACAAGTTCCCCAGCCTGGTGGTCCCCGGAAAAGAGTGGGCGGCGGCCAAGGTGTCCGGCCTGGCCACCTACACCGAGATCGTGTACGCTCTGGCCTCTGTGGTGGGCTACACGGCTCCGGCACAGCAGGGCGGGACGACTGCCTACCTGTGGGACTTTACCGTGCGCAACGCGCGCCCGGATGTCAACAAGACCTTCACGGTGGAGCACGGCTATTGGACGCGCGCCCGGCGCATGACCAATTTCCTGTTCACGTCCTTTGGCCTGGATTACAGCCGGGATGCGATCGAGATCTCCGGTGACGCCATCGGCGACGCGGTGATCGAGGACATCCACCTGTCCACCAACGCAACCTATACCCTGACGGCCGGGGGCACCCCGCCCACATCTGGCACCTTCACCCTGACCTTTGGCGGGCAGACCACGGCCGGCATCCAGTACAACGCCACCGCCGCGGCCGTCGAAACGGCCCTGGAAGCGCTGTCCACCATCGGCGCCGGCTATGTTGAAGTGACCGCCACAGTAGCAGAAGGGGCGGGCAACCTGAGCGTTGCCGCCAATGTGTACACGGTCGAGTTCGTCAACGAGCTGGCCCAGGCGCCGCGCACCCTGACCGGCACGTTCACCAGCCTGGACCCGTCCGGGTCGATCACCCTGGCTGCGGGGGTGGTCGGGGTGACCCCCACCGAGATCGAGCTGGTGCCGGTGCTGCCGACCCAGGTGGATCTCTACGTGGTGCGCACCGCGCAGTCTGACCTGGATGCCGCCAACGCCATGACCGGCGTGCTCTCTTACTCCTGGAACATTGCAGATCGCTTCGCCCCCTTCTGGCCCCTCGGCACTGCCAACGGGCTGGGCTTTGCCGGTACGGTCGAGACGGAGCCCAATGTGACGGTCAAGCTCAAGCTGGCCGCCGATGATGAAGGCATGGCTTTCCTGGCCGATGTGCGGGCCGGGGATACGCTCTGGATGCGCAACGAGGCCGTCGGGGAGGTAATCGTAGATCCGTACTACTACAAGCTGACCATCGACACGGCGCTCAAGGTGCTGAATGTCAACGACTTCTCCGATGAAGACGGCGTGTACGCGGTCGAATACGAGATGGCCGTGGTCTACGACTCGGTGTGGGGTAAGGCGCTGGATATCCAGGTTATCAACAAGCTGACCACTTTGTAGTAACCGGGAGGGAACATGCCGATCACATTAGATAACCTGAAGAAGGATGTGCGCACCTGCACGGTTGAGTACAACGGTGAGACCGCCCAGGTGACCTACCGGCCATCCGGGTACACTCCGGAGGTGGAGGACCGCTTCCAGACCTATGTCCAGTCGTCACGCTCCTCCAACGGGTTTGCCGAGTTCCTGGCCGGGATCTTGATCAGCTGGGACCTGCTGGACGACAACGGGAAAGAGTTCCCCATAACCCTGGAGGACCTGCGCACGCTGCCCGGACGGTTCCTGACTATCGTCGTCAACGCCATCACTGCCGATATGCAGGAGGCGAATGACGAAAACCGAAAAAACTCCGGCGCTGGCTCGCTTCGGGCGGTGAGCAAGGGGAACCGCCGGAATGGTACCCGCTGATTAAGGCCGCCCGCTACCTGGGCGTAAAGCCCTGGGAGCTGGCTGAGCAGCCGGCCGTATGGATGTACCGGGCGCTGGACGCTGAGGCAGCCGAAAAGACCGCCGAGGCGGCCAGCCGGCCCAAGCCGAGAAAGTAGGGTCATGCCGATCACCGCAGCACAACTCCTGATACGCGTTGGCGGGGACACCAGCGAGGCCGATGCAAAGCTAGGCAGCCTGTCTGGCAAAATCGACGGCTTTGGCAAGTCGGCCATGCAGGTGGGCGCGCGCCTGTCCACCTGGGTCACCACGCCGCTGCTGGGGGTTGGGGCCGCGGCGGTCAAGGTGGGCGCCGACTACGATCGCTCGATGAACCTGCTGCGCGCTAACACCGGCGCCACGGCTGAGGATATGCAGCGCTTGCGCGACCAGGCCGAACTGCTGGGGGCCGACCTGAGCCTGCCGGGCGCCTCGGCCGCCAATGCCGCCGACGCCATGCTGGAGCTCTCCAAGGCCGGCCTGGATGTGAATGAAACCCTGAACGCCAGCCGGGGGGTCTTGGAGCTGGCTGCTGCCGGGCAGATGGACAACGCCCAGGCGGCGGAGGTGGCCGCCAACGCCCTGAATGCCTTTGGGCTGGAAGGGAGAGAAGCCACCCGGGTGGCTGACCTGCTGGCGGCGGCGGCCAATAAGTCCAGCGGCGATGTCACCGACATCGCCGACTCGCTCAAGATGGCCTCTGCCGTGGCTGCGTCGGCTAAGGTGCCTATCGAAGACCTGGTGACGGCTATCTCGATGATGGCCAACGCCGGGATCAGGGGCAGCGATTCGGGCACCAGCCTCAAGCAGATGCTGCTCTCCCTGATGGCTCCCAGCGACAAAGCCAAGAAGTTGATCAACGAGCTGGGGGTCTCAATCTACGACGCCCAGGGCAATATGCTGCCCATGCCGGCCCTGATCGAGCAGTTCAGCGGCGCCCTGGGCGGGCTGACCCAGGAGCAGCGCAACGCCGCCCTGGCCACCATCTTCGGCAGCGATGCGGTGCGGGCGGCCAATGTAGTGCTGATGGGTGGGGTAGACGCGTTCAACGAGATGAAGGGCGCGGTCACCGAAGCGGGCGCAGCCTCCGAGATGGCGGCCGCCCAGACGGAAGGCTTCGGCGGTGCGGTGGGGCGGATCAAGACTGCCCTTTCCACGGCCCTGCTGAATGCCGTCCAGCCGTTCACGGAAGACCTGAACGACCTGGCCAACGGGATTGCCGAGACGGCTACCGCCTTCAGCAACCTGGAGGAAGGCACGCAGAAGACGATCGTCGGTATCGGCCTGATCGCCACCGGGGCCGGGCCGGCTACCTGGGCGCTGGGGGCGCTGGGCCGGGTTGCCTCCACGGTGATCTCCGGGGTGGGCGGGCTGGTGACCGCCGGGAAAGCCTTTGCCGGCGCCTGGCAGGCCGGGCTGACCCTGACTACCTCGCTCGAAGTGGCCTTTGGGGCCACGGCGGTGACGGTTGGCGCGGTGACGGTGGCAGTTGGCGCCCTGGTAGCGGTGTGGGTGCAGTGGAACGAGCAGATCGTCAAGACCAACCAGGAAGGGGCCAGGGCCGTTAGCGACACCTGGACCAAGTTCTTCGATGACCAGGCCGACGCCGGGGCGAATGCCACCCAGGTGGTGGATGAATACCTGGCGGCCCAAAAAAGCGCCCAGGATGCCCTGAACAACGTCAACCCGCTTTTGCGCCTGTTCATCTCCAACCAGGACGAGCTGACCCAGTCCTACGATGGGTTGAGCAGTGCGGTGCTGGAATCGGCTGACAGTTATACCCAATACCGGGCCAGCCTGGAACGGGTAGCGGAAGCCAACGGGTTGGTGATCGACAGCGAGGGCGATCTGGTGCAGATCGTCCAGGATGACTTCGGCTCACGGCAAGAGTTGGTTCAGGCAAACTACGCGTTGTCGGAGAGCGAGTACCAGCTTGCTCAGACCCAGAAGCTGGTCAATGACGCCATCTACGAAGGCACCAACAACGGGGTAGCCTACATCGGCGCGGCTAACGATGTGGGGGTGGGGCTGGCCGGGGTAGAAAAGAGCGCCGCGGCGGCTGCGGTTGCGATGGGCAGCATGGCCGGCGTTACCGGGGAGGCGGCCGCCGCAGCGATGGAAGCCGACCAGATCCTGTCAATGCTGGACAGCGCCCTGTCTGAGAACGAGTGGAATACTGATGCCGCCCGCCAGGCGCAGGATGCGCTGCGGGTCGCCCTGGGGCAGACCAGCCAGGCACAGGTGGACCTGGAAAACGACGTGCGCATGGTCACTCAGGCTTTCTCCCAGGGGATCATCACTGAAGAGACCTATTCCAGCCTGATGCAAGAGGCGGCCAATGGCACGCTGCAGCTCGACGACGCCCAACGCCAGCAGTTCCAGACTGCCTTACAGCAGGCCGAAGCTAACCGCATTGCAGCCGAGGCCGCCCGGGAGCTGACCCTGCGCCAGATGGAGCTGGCCCAGTCGTTCTCCAGCATGGTGACCAGCCAGCAAGAGCAGTACGACAATGCCCCGCGGCGGGCGCAGGAGCAGATCGGCGAGCACGC